GTTATGACGGTCTTCACGCAGCGTTTAGACTGGCCGCGTATCGGCGTCTGGACACGAAGCGGCAGCGGTCTCGCCAGCAACATCGTTCCTGAAGAAGTCCAAGATGCCTGCGCCGAGTTGGCGCTACGGGCGTCCAGCGCCCCCTTGTTGCCCGATACCAGTCAAAGCGTCAAACGCGAGAAAGTTGGGCCAATCGAGGTGGAGTACGATGCGTACAGCCCCGCCGATCCGACCTTTACTTCGATTGACGAAATGCTGGCCGCCTTTCTCATAGCTGGGGCGCGTCCAGGTGTCAGCGTCCCCTTGGTGCGCGCGTAATGGCCTTCGACTACACCAAGACTGCTGCCACCTCCTTGCGCTTGTTGACGCGGTTCGGGCAAGACGTGACCTTGGTAATTCGCACCACCGCCGCCTACGACCCGACACTCCTCACCCCGGCGGTGGTGACTGAGACGCTCCAAACACGCAAGGCCGTGCTGCTTGACTACGACCGCATCAATTTCGGCGAGACGCTACAAGACGGCACGCGCATCCTGGCAACCGACCGCCGCTGTTTGATGGACGCAAATGGGACGCCACCCACCAACCTCGACTTCGTGGACGTGGCAGGCTCACGCTACCCGATCAAAGTCGTGAAAGAGACGAACCCAGCGGGTACGCCCGTACTCTACGATATGCTGCTTCGCAAATGACGACCGCCCCTTTCCGCCAGCAACTCGAAGACTTCCACGCGAAGCTCACGCGGCGTGCGGAGGCGGTCGTGCGGGATACGGTGCTCCAGCTCGGGTACGCCCTGGTCGAGCGCTCTCCGTGGGGGCGTTGGGAAATGTGGGGGCATTACTGGCAATCCCGGAAGCCCATAGATCGTGCGCCGTTCTACAAGCCGGGGCTGTTCAAAGGCTCGTGGGACTACGACTTCGACGCGCCCCCTAGCGCCCGACTCAACTCAATTGACGTTTCGGGCGGGACATCGATGGTGCGGATCAACGCGGCGCGCACGACCCCCGCCTTCGTCACCCACTACATTGTGAACAACACCGAGTACGCGATGGTGATGGAGTACGGCGGGGCATTCCACAACGTCCCCGACCCAACACCTCCCGGCGGCATGGTGCGTGTCACCGCGCTTGAGTTCCCATCATTTGTGAAGACCGCGATGGCCGACGCCCGGAAGGTCGCATGAGCACACGTTATGTCGATAGATAAAGTTCGCAGCGCACTAGAGATCGCTCTCTACACGATGACTCCGGCGCTGGCAACGGCGTGGGAGAACCAAGACTTTGCCCCAGTTGCGGGAACCCCCTACCAGGAAGCCACCTTGCTGCCAGCTTCACCCGACAACTCGACAATGGGCGACGGGCACTATCGGGAGCGCGGCATACTTCAAATAACGCTTAAATACCCCATCGGCGCGGGGGCAACAGCGGCAATGGCGCGGGCGCAATTGATACGCGCAACTTTTTTTCGTGGAGCATCCTTTACAAGCGGCGGGGTTACGACTAGGATTCCGTCAATGCCTGAAATCGGGCGAGGGATGGTTGTAGAAGACCGTTGGGTTTTGCCAGTGAGCATCAGGTATTTTGCGGACGTATTCGCATGACCCCGCCCACCCGGAAACTCCACGAAACCCTCATTCGGTTATTGAAAGGTATGATTTCAGCTTGGGAAGACTGGCTGAAGTCACAGTAAGACGAGTACCCCGCAACACCGAGTACGCGACACGCAACGCTAGCGCCACGCAAGTCAAGAGCCTCCTCGGGATTATTCTGTCCACAAGGAGCCTGACATGCCTATCGCAACTGGTATTGCAAAGAACCTGGTCTACAAAAAGCAGACCGCCCTCAACGTCATCGCTACCGCGTCGGGCGCCCAACGTCTCCGTCGCGTCACCAGTGACATTGACCTTAAAAAAGCCACGTATAAATCCGGCGAGATCCGCACCGACATGCAGCGCGCCGACTTCCGGCACGGTATCCGCAGCGTGGACGGCTCCATCAAGGGCGAATTGTCCCCCGGCACTTACGCAGACTTTCTTGGCTCCCTGTTGCGGCAATTGTGGCAGACCCCCTCGACCACGGGCGCCATCATCACCGTTACGGCTGCGGTCACGACGGGCGCGTCAGGTACGTTCACTCGTTCAGCGGGTAGCTACTTAACTGACGGCTTCAAGATTGGTGATGTGATCCGCTGGACGGGCTGGGCGACCACCGGTGTCGCCAACAACAACCACAACTTCCTCATCACCGCCCTGACCGCCACGGTTATGACGGGCACGATGCTGGATGGGGTCGCGATAGGTGCAAAAGCGGCAGGCGACTCGGTTACGGGCGCTGTAGTCGGTAAGAAGAACTGGGTTCCGCTTACCGGTCAGGTACGCGAATACTACACCATTGAGCACAGCTACTCGGACATCGCGCAATCCGAAGTTTTCACTGACTGCGTGATTACCAAAGCCAGCTTGGGAATGCCTGCGACCGGGATGAACACCGCTGATTTCCCGATCATGGGCTTGAACATGAACACGGGGACGACGGCTTACTTCACTAGCCCGACGGCGGCTACTGGTTCCGGCGTAACGGCGGCGGCCAATGGCGCGCTCTATGTCGCCGGGGTAGCGGTCGGCCTCATCACCGCACTCGACCTCTCCATCGACGGCAACTATTCTGTCCCCGGCGGCGTGGTGGGCTCCAACGTTGACCCTGATGTTTTCCAGGGGTCGATCGACGTGACCGGAAACGCCACGGTGTTCTTCCAAGACGGGGTGTTTCGGGATTACTTCTTGAACGAGACGGAGGTCAGCATTATCGCTGTGTTCACCACCAGCAACCTGCCCAACGCCGACTTCATGTCCTTCGTCCTGTCTCGCGTCAAGTTCGGCGGGTCAAGTAAGGACGACGGCGAAAAAGGGCTTTCCCTGACCATGCCTTTCACCGCTTTGCTTAACACCAACGGTGGCGCGGCAGTTGCTAACCTCGCCACCACCATCAGCATCCAGGACAGTACCGTCCCGTAACCCAAGGAGCCATAATTGATTGATCTTACCTCTCTGAATACCACCAAAGCCTGCAATGACGGGGCTGACGTGGAAATCCGCCACCCAGTCACGAACGTCCCCCTTGGGATGACGATCCGTGTGCTGGGCCGCGATTCGGACACGTTCAAGGAACATACCCGTGACCTCCTCAACACCCGTTTGCGCCGGGAAGCGATGGCAACCAAGCGCGGCAAGGATGCCGACCTGCGTACCGTTGAAGTGATCGAGAAGGAGAACGTGGATCTCCTGGTGGTTTGCACGCTGGGTTGGAAAAACGTCAGCTACAACGGGCAAGAGCTGGCATTCGACGAAACCAACGTGCGTAAGGTTTACAAAGAGTTTCCCTGGATTTACGACCAGGTTAATGAAGCAATTGGGACGCTTGAACTCTTCCTAAAAAACTAACGGACGAGCTGCTCCTTTTTGCCGGGGCGCAGTTCGAGTTGAACAAGCGGCAAAAAGACGGCAGCACGCTGCGTGAGCATTTACTCGTGGCGTGGCGCATGTCTGGAGTAGAACCGGCACAACTGGCAGAAGCCCCAGCGATGCCAGAGTTAGCGGCACATGTGTGGAGGTATTTTGCGGAGCTATCGCAGTTCCGGGGAAACAACGGGTTTGGGGCAAACCCCATCACCCCAACAGGCATTCTAGACTGGTGTCGGTTGGCAGGAACAAGACTAGACCCCTGGGAAATCAGGGCCATCGCGTTACTAGACGAGGCGTACCTTTCCACGACAAGAGATGACTGACCTCGCCCAACTCGGATTAGCACTCGACGCCAAGCCCATGCTCAAGGGGTTGGAGGATGTTGATAAAGCCCTCCTCAAAACCTCTACCGCCGCAGAAGCCCTCGCTACCAAGATCAAGACGGCTACGGGGCAGATGGCGGCTGCGTTCTCCAAGGTAAAGGAGGGGGGAGCGGAAAAGCAAGCCGCTGGTATCGAAAAACTGAACTTCGCCATCGAGCATCAGGCGAGGGCATACCAAGCGCTGCTTTCGATTATGCGGGAAGACTCGGCTATCGCCAAAAGCTCCGCAGCCCAGCGCATCCTACTCAACTCGGCTTTTGCTTCGTCTACCGCCGAGATCGATAAGGCAACCGTAGCTGGCGCCAAGAACCTGGCTGGTTTACGGGCTGAAACAGCCGTCACCACCTCACTCGCGGTTGCCCAAGGCGGCTTGACGGAAAGCGAGAAGCGGCTGCTGGACGCGAAGACCCGCAAGAACATCGTGGTCAAAAACCACGTGGATAGTGTCCGGGCGGAAATCGCAGCTTCGATCAAACAAGCCCCGCTGGCCGATGCCCACGTGGCGGCGCTTCGGCGTGAGGAGGCTTCAATCAAGGCAGTGTCTGATGCCCTCGCCAAACAACGTGTAGCGCAAGAACGGGCAGGCAGTGGCATCGTTGCCGCGCAAAGGCGGCAGAATGCAACCTTGGGGCTTTCTGCTGCTCCTAAAGACCTATTCACTTCGTTTGCCGAAGACCCAAAAGTCCAAGCTGCGTTGAGGGATAAAGCGAAGTTGGCCCCGCTGGCCGATGCCCACGTGGCGGCGCTTCGGCGTGAGGAGGCGGCGGTTCGGTCGCTCATGGCCGCCGAGCGCGACCGTATCCAGGCGGCTTTATCCAAGCAGGCGATGGAAATGCGGATGCACCCCATCCTCTCGACCGGTAGCACTGGCTTGCCAACCAAAGCCACATCTGCCTTCAACGCAGCCCCAGACCCCGGCCCATCTCTAAGCGGCATCGCCAGTGTGGATAAGATGCGCGCAAGCCTTAAAGATGTGGCGGCCAGAACTACGGCAGCGAGCGAAGCACTCTCCGCCGGGAGTATTACCCGTAAAGAGTATGCGCGGGAGATGGATGAGGTCACCAAGGCGACCAATCTCGCCACCTCCGGCAATACCCGCGCTCGTGGCGTATTCCGTCAGACAGCTTCAGCCATCGCTTCCGCCACCTTCGAGATTACCGGTGCGGTGTTTGGTTTGACCGCAGCAATGGGCATCCTGACAGCGCCAGCGGCCTTCGGGTTCAAGCTCCTGGCTACCATGGAAGATACCAAGCTGGCACTGTCCAGCATCTTGATTTCGATGGGACTCGTTAACGGGGAGGCGATCAAGCTGCCCAAGGCGCTTGAGCTCGCCAACGGGGTAACCCAACGACTCCAACAAAACGCGCTTAAATACGGCCTTGATATAAAAGCACTCGGTGACACCACCAAAGCGGTACTATCCTCCGGTTTAGGTGGCGGCCTCAAGCTGAAAGAGGTCGAGGAGATCGCCCTGCTCGGCACTATTGCTGTGAAGAATATCGGCCTCGAAGCCAAACAAAGCGTGCAGGAAATCCGAGACTTAGTGGCGGGGGGCATCCAGGCTGGTTCATCCCAATTGGCAGTTGCCCTCGGCATCAGCAACGCGGATGTCAAACGCTGGAGGGAAGCAAAAACCCTCTTTATCAACCTGAAGACGGCAATGAGTGGCTTCCAGGACACAGCCATTCTCAAGCAGGATACGCTGACGGGCGCATGGACGATATTCGTGCAGAAAGTCCAACTGCTCTTCGCCAACAGCGCGGCTTTCGATACATTCAAAGCCAAACTGACCGAAATATCGAATGCGCTTGGAAAAATCAACGAGGAAACAGGAAAATTCGAGTTCAACCCCGGCCTAGTTGTGACGGTGGATGCGTACTTCGCGTCCCTCAAGTCGGGCATCGCTACCGTTAGCGCGTTAGGTAAAGCAGTTCTCGTCCTATCCCCCATCTTCAAAGCCCTCGGGGTCGTGCTAAACGAGTTTGCGGCTGCGGGACAAATTACCTTTGGGTCAATCGCAGCCTTCTATGAACGTGGAAAGGAAGTGTTCAAAGGAAACTTTGCCGAAGCTGACAAGATTTGGGCGAATTGGAAAGCTGAAGCCCGGACGATCAAGAGAGAAGCAAACGAGACCGAAGGAGCAATTCTTGGGATGAGTAAGGCTGCGGCAGCGCCGGTGGTAGTGGCTCCCAGCGCCCCCAACCTCGGATTCAAAGAGGTGACTGACAAGAAGTTTAGCTGGAACACCAAACTCAAGGGTATTTACGACCCAGACAATGTAACCGGCAAGCCCCAAACTCCCGTAGTCAAGACGCACGCCGACCCGTATGAGCCTGTCCACGCTTCGGTGGAGAAGTTGTTTACCGAGTTGACCAAGCTCCAGGACACCCAAAAAGCCGTATCAGAAGGGAGGTACACTAGCATCGCCCAAATAGACGCGGTTAAATCTGTGTCCGACCTGCTTGATGGGCTAAAAGGAAAGACCAAGGCAGCTTTCGAGGCTCGACTGGCCAAAGATTTTGCGCAACAGTTCAAGAACGCGGGCATCGCGGGGGGCACACTACGCGACCGTTTGGTCGAGCTTGTGACCAAGGAAAATCAGTATAAAGACAAGCTCAACGAGACGAATACGGCGCTTCAAAAACGTGCCGAGGACACCAAATCCCTTGTGGCAGACATGAAGTCCCTTTCTGACTTTATGTTGCAACTGGGAGAAGAGTCAGACGTGGCTGAAGCCCAATTAAGCGGCAAGGCCGCCGCACGCTACGCGAAGTCTCTCAAAGAAATCGAGGATACGCGTCGGAAGGGGATGGATCTCATCAATAAGAATTCCGTATTTGGGGACGCCAGCCACTCTGCTGAAAAAACGGCAGCAGTCAACGACCTCAACGCGGCGCTTGACCGCCAGGCAGAAGCGTTGAAGAAGTTGGACGACTTTAACTCTCTAAAAGACCGCCTTGGGGTGTCTACGGGAATTATCTCGTCTACCGATACATCTCTTCAGTCGCAGGTCGTTTCGGGGCTGATAAGTGAAGCAGAAGCCCGCGCCAAGTTGCGTAGCGTGACCAGGGAGCAGGCCGCAGCCTTGGGGAAAGATTTACTTCCGCAGATCCGGGCGGTCATGGCTACCGTCACCGACCCGGCAAAGTTGGCGGAAATGCAGCAGATGATCGACAAGATTGGGGAACTGGCCGCCGTCGGGAAGCAAGAAGGCGCGCTTGCTGGCTTCGAGCAGGGCGTCAAGGACTTCGCCAACAGCGCGGTTGACTCTTTCGAAACGGTTCGAGGCGCTACAACCAAGGCGTTCAAAGGTATGGAAGACGCTTTAATTGAATTTGTGACGACGGGCAAGCTCAATTTCAAAGACTTGGCAGGCAGCATCATCAAGGACATGATCCGCATTGAAATTCAGCGGAGCCTGTCCCCCATACTGAGCGGTTTGGGGAAAGCCGCTATATCGATAATCGGGAACGCGTTCGGAGGCGGAGGCGGGGGAGCGGTAGACCCGTCGAGCTATGCGGCAGGAAACGAGTACGCCGCAGCCGTGGCGAACGGCGGAGTGTTTTCCAATGGAAACCTAACCGCTTTTGCGAAAGGTGGGGTAGTGGGTGGGCCTACCACGTTCCCGATGGCGCAAGGGGGCATTGGTCTCATGGGCGAAGCCGGGCCAGAAGCGGTGATGCCCCTCAAACGCGGCAGCGACGGCAAATTGGGGATAGCCTCAAGCGGCGGGGGCAGCGGCGATGTGGCGGTATCGATCACCATCAATGACAACCGAACCCAGACAGAGACGAAGAGCGGAGGGAGCGATGCGAGTAAAGCACCCAAGGTCGCGGAGATGATTAAAAGCGTTGTTCACGCTAAACTAATCCAGGAAATGCGTCCAGGGGGGCTGTTGGCATGAGTGTGTTCACGTGGTTGGCTTCCTACGGAACCCGAAAAGACACCAAACCCAAATTGCGTAAAGCCCAGTTTGGGGACGGGTACGCCCAACGCTCCGCCATGGGGATCAACAATATCGGGCAAACTTGGCAAGTTGCGCTCAATAACCGGAGTCAAACCGATAAAGACGCCGTGGAGGCATTCTTGCGTACGGTGGCAGACGGGACTTCCTTTGACTGGACGCCACCAGGCGAAGCCAGTGCAATTAAAGTAACCTGCGGGGAATGGGGAATTACGCCAGTTGACTTCGGGGCTTTCACCATCAACGCAGTTTTTGAACAGGTTTACGGAGAATAGCAATGGCATTTAGCATACCAGACAAGGGCGAAGGTCTTAGCAATATCCAGTCGGTCTTTTTCCAGGAATACCTAGATGTCCTCGTGGCCGGAATTAGCGGCGTTGACTGCGTTTTTTCAGGTTGCGCTGTGACGGCTCAGGTTACCCCGGATATGACGGTTGCCGTCGCATCAGGCTCGATCCGCTCCAACAGCGTTACCCGAACAGTGACTGGTGCCAACGCCACAATCTCCGCATCGAACGCCAGCAACCCCCGCCTTGACCTCGTGGTCATCACCTCGGCGGGGGCGATAGCGGTAAGAGCCGGAACGGCGGCGACGGCGCCTATTCCTGCCGCCCGTGTCGCAAATGACGTGGTTCTCGCAGTGGTCTATGTCCCCGCCTCAGATACCGCAATTCAGGCAAACCAAATTGTTGATCTGCGGGTAACCGAGGGCAGTACCAATGTGGCTGTCACTGGGGGGTCTATCAACGGAACCCCTATCGGCGGCACAACTCCCGCTGCTGTTGCGGCTACCACGTTGAGTGCGACAGCAACAATCGCAACTGGAGTCTACACCGTGGCGACTCTCCCCGCCGGTGTGCAGGGGCAACGGGCTTACGTCACTGACGCAACTGCCCCCACTTTCCTTGGCGCTTTGACTGGCGGCGGGACGGTTAAGTGCCCCGTGTTCCGTAATGCTACAACTTGGGTTTCTGCGTAAGGGGTCGATGTGCCTTCTCTTATCATAGGGGATTCCGGGAGTTTTGTTGGCGAGGCTTGGGTCGGCGGCGCGGTAACTAATCAAGCCGTTTCAAATCTGCAATCGCTTGCCCCCGGCACAATCGTCGATATGTTCTCAATTGACGCCACCGCCTACGGGTTGGGGCTGCTTAACTACTCGCCCGAGACAAATGCCTTGGGGAATGATGTCGTGTGGCAGGGAGTGACATACGTGCGGTTCCCCGTTATCGTGGATGGGTATCAGAAAAGCAGCCAAGGATCCTTGCCACGCCCCACCATGACTCTCGGCAACGTGGGCGGGATACTCAGTCCTTTACTCAAGGCGTACAACAGCCTATTAGGCTGCAAGGTTACGCGGCGGCGGACGCTATCGAAGTATTTGGATCCAGTGAACTTCTCTGGCGGGGTAAACCCAACGGCAGACCCAAATTCCCATTTTCCAGATGAGGCGTACTTCATTGACCGAAAGTCGGGGGAAAGCGCTCTAGCCATCCAGTTTGAGTTAGCCGTCGCGTGGGATGTAACTGGTGTAAAATTGCCTTTACGTCAAGTGATTCGGGACTCTTGCCAATACACGTACCGAAGTGCCGAATGCAGTTATATTGGGGGTGCGGTGGCGAAGGTCGATGACAGTGCGACGGCAAACATAGGTGAAGACCGTTGTAGCAAAACCCGTGTGGGTTGTACGTTACGATTCGGCGTAAATAACCCTTTACCCGCCTCTTTCTTCCCTTCCGTTGGCTTAATCCGATGACCCCTGAAGCCTTAGCCCACGCCCAGTCCGACATAGACCGCGAAGTCTGCGGCCTCTTTGTTATCCGTAAGGGGCGCGAAGAGTACATCCCATGCCAAAACACCGCAGAGCACCCGGCAGATGACTTTATAATCGACCCGGACGATTGGGTTAAAGCCGACGCACTCGGTGAGATTGTAGGCATTTTCCATTCGCACCCGAGGTCACGCCCGCTGCCCACCCAGGCAGACCTTGTGTCGTGCGAACGCTCTGGCCTGCCTTGGACAATTGCGAACCCCAGAACTGGGGAAGTCCACACATTCCAACCTACGGGCTACGAAGCTCCGTTGTATGGCCGCGAATACTGCCACGGCGTACTGGATTGCTATTCGTTCGTCCGCGACTTTTACCGTCAGGAGTATGGGATCGAGCTGCGGGATTATGAGCGCGAGGATGAGTGGTGGCTCAAGGGGTTTGACCTGTACAGGGACTACATGAGGGATGAGGGGTTCCGCCCGATCGACATCTCAGATATGCGAGTTGGCGATGGTATTATTATGAACATAGCCTCAGACGTGGGCAATCATGGGGCAATTTACATAGGGGAGGGTCAGATGGCTCACCACCTATACCAACGCCTAAGCAGCCGCGACATCTACGGCGGGTACTATCGAAAGCACACGTTACTCGTAGTGCGCCACAAGGATTTGAACAATTGAAAACGATCAGGCTTCATGGGTGGCTCGGGAAACGGTTTGGCAAGCAATTCCGCCTCGATGTGGCTTCGCCTGCCGAGGCTGTGCGCGCGCTTTGTTCCCAGCTAGCTGGGTTTCAAAAAGCTCTCACTGACGACGTGCATGGGTTTCGGGTTCGAGTACAAAAGACAGCCTTGGTGGAGAAGGAGCTGCAATATCCGTTTGGGGCTTCTGAAACTCTGCACTTAGTTCCCGCCGTATCGGGATCTGGGGGCAAGGGGGGTATTGGGCAAATCTTTCTCGGCATCGCGTTGATCGCAGCCTCTTTCCTTTTCCCACCAGCCTTTACTTTATTCGGCGTTGCAGTTGCCCCTGCTTTGGCCAGCTTTGGCTTCTCCATGATCCTCGGGGGCGTTGCCCAGTTTCTGTTCGCCCCACCGTCTTCCAAGGTTACGGAGCGCCCCGAGAACAAGCCAAGCTACGCGTTCAATGGCCCAGTCAACACTGTGCAACAAGGCAACTGCGTCCCCGTGCTTTACGGCGAGCTCATCATCGGGTCGCAAGTCGTGTCCGCCGGACTATTCACGGAAGACCTCGCCGTATGAGCAAGATATACGGTTCCGGTGGCGGGAAATCAGCCGGTAGCGCTCCACAAGAATCCCCAGACAGCCTTCGCTCGCGCCAAAAGGCTCGCATCGTGGAGGTGCTCTCTGAGGGCGAAATTGTCGGGCTGGTAACTGGCCTTAAATCGGTCTACTTGAACGACGTCGCCGTCCAGAACGCCGACAACTCGTATAACTTCAACGACGTGACGATGGTATCTACCGTCGGCACACAAGTCCAAGACTACATACCTGGCTTCTCTGGGTCGGAGGCGGAGACGGCGGTAGGGGTGAAGATTGTTCAAGCGACGCCGTACATCATTTCCGTACCCGCTCGTTCATCTTCAGGTGCAGATGCTATTCGTTTGACTATCGGAGTCCCCGGCTTAACTTTTCTTGATGATAAGGGGAACATCAATGGCACGAATGTAGACCTCCTCATCCACGTTGAGCATAACGGCGGTGGCTACGTGCAGAAGGCGGCAAACACCATTTCCGGCAAGACGACCAGCCGCTACCAGCGCAACTACCGCCTCTCGTTACCGCAAACCGAGACTGGCCCATGGAACGTGCGTATCACCCGCGTAACGGCAGACTCGGCAAGCGCCAAACTCGTCAATGACCTTTACATCGACTCGTACACTCTGATCTCCGAGTTGAAGATGCGCTATACCAATAGCGCGGTGGTCGGATTGGAGATCAATGCCGAGCGCTTCAGTTCTATCCCGACGCGCGGATACCACGCGCAGGGCTTGAAAATTAAAGTGCCGACCAACTATAACCCGACGACGCGGGTTTACACGGGGTTTTGGGATGGCACTTTTCAAACTCTGTACTCCAACAACCCCGCGTGGGTGATGTACGACTTGCTGACCCAAAGCCGGTATGGGCTGGGTCGGTACGTGGACGTGGGACTGGTGAACAAATGGAACCTTTATACCATCGCGCAGTATTGCGACGCCCTCGTTCCCGATGGCTACGGTGGGACAGAGCCCCGGTACACCTGCAATTTATACCTACAGTCGCGGGAGGAAGCGTTCAAGTGGATTCTCAACGTGGCTTCGGTATTTCATGCAGCGGCCTATGGTAGCGGGGGAGGCATCGACTTCGTACAGGATGCCCCGCGTGATCCTATCGCCCTCTATACGCCAGCCAATGTAATCGAAGGGATTTTTGAATACTCCGGTGCTAGCATCAAGGCTCGGCACAATGTCGCCTTGGTGTCGTGGAATGACCCAGCGGACATGTACCGGCAAAAGATCGAGTACGTAGAAGACCCGGATGACATCGCCCTCTATGGCCTGGTACAGACCGAGGTCGTGGCGCTCGGCTGTTCGTCACGAGGGCAGGCGCGACGTTTCGGACGCGCCATCTTGTATGCCGAGAAATATGAGAGTGAAGGAATCGCATTTACGGCGGGGCTAGACACGCACAAGGTCTTCCCTGGTGCCGTCTTCAATGTGGCCGACCCAACGCGCGCGCAGGTACAAAACGGTGGGCGGCTGCTCTCGGCTACGACGACCTCCATCACAATTGACCGCCCCATTACAATAGGGGTAGGGGTAAGCCACACGGTGCGAGTGGTGCTGCCCGACGGTACGGTGGAGGCGCGCACCGTGTCCAACTCGGGGGCTGGCCTGACCGTTCTTAACGTCAGCGCAGCGTTCTCGCAAGTCCCCTTGTCGATGGCGATGTGGGTAATCGAGTCAACCGACAAGCCGACCGAGAGTTGGGTATGTTTGTCAGTTACAGAGGACACGGCGTCCAGCAATATCGCGGTAGTTGGGATGGCCTACCACCCGGAGAAGTTCGCGCTTATCGACGCTGACCTGCCGTTGCCCGCGACCCCAACATACAACCCGTACTTGGCTTCGCCGCCTCCGACTTCGCTGGCAGCCTCAGTTTACCTAAGCAACCAGAACGGGCTGGATTTACTCGTGTCGTGGGTGCCAGCAGAGGGCACTCGGTTTGCGAGGATCGCATACGCGCTGGCCAACGAGAACTTCACTGTGATCGACGCGCTGTACTCGAACTCCTTTACGATTCCAAACGTCTCGATAGGCGCGTACACAATCCTGGTGAGCACACTCAATAGTGCCGGGGTTCCGTCTCCCGAAGCGTCCTTGACGTATAGCGTGGTGTCGGCTGCGGTACTTCCGGACGTGACGGGACTGGCTCTCCAGCAACCTTTTGTCGATCAGTTCGCGGCGTTCGTCTGGAACGGGCTACCTACCGCTGACAGTTATAGAGTGCAGATACTCGTCTCGGGCGTAGTCAAGCGCGACGTTACTATCTCATCCGTGTGGTTCCGTTACGATTATGCCGAGTCGCTGGCGGACGGCGGAGGCACGCCTCTGCGGGCATTCGATATTCGGATCAAAGCCAAATTCGGGACATTGGAGTCAGGCAA